TTAGACTTGGTACCAGATGAAATCGTTGGATATGTCGAAGCGAAGAAGGCTTCAGCCACACCGTTTTCAATAATAGCTGCTTCGTCGATGTACAGAAGCGAGATCGACTTACCACGTGGACCGGAAGCAGTCGTAGCACCAGTGTAAATCTTCGAACCGTTTTCAAGTTCGATGTTACCCTTGTTCCACGTCTTGATACCTTGCTGGAGCCACGTTGGGAGATATTCGTAGGCAAACTGTACACGAGACAATACTTCACGAGCAGCTGCTGCCTTGTTAGCCAGAATACAAATTTCCTTCGAGTCGTTGAAGATCGCGTAGTGAATCAGATAACAAGCAACAGTAATGGTCTTACCCATCTGGCGACCGATCTTACCAAGGATGAAACGGTTGTTATGGATAGCATTGACAAGTCGTTCCTGATATGGGTGCATGTCAAAGTTGACGGCACCACGGTCAAGCGAAACAATCGTGCAATATGTCTTGATGAAATAGATCGGATCGTTTTTGCACTTGGCAAATTCGGTTGCTTGCTCAGGAGTGAATTGAATCGGAATACCAACTGGTTTAAGATTGGCGTTTCCGTTGTAAAATAACTTGACTTTAGCCATTAGAAGTATCGGAGCCACTGCTCCGTAATTGGTTCGGTCGGAATAGTTCCATCAGCCTTGTATTGCTCGATTGGATAACCCGACATATCGTCAACGTTCACCGTGACGTGCTTAATGATCTTACCTTCCGTAACTGGACCATAGAAGTTAGTCTTCATGGTAAAGGTCAGTGTATGGATTACGATACGTTGATTCTTCTCATACGCACCATCGTAGTTGTCTTCCGTAGGAACAGCACTGTTTAAAACCACAGGGACGGACTGAGTAATGTTTAACTCAGGCACGATGGACAGACTTAGTGAATAAGCTGGTCCAAAGTATGGAAGGATCTGTTCAAGGATCTGTAAGGCGTCTTCCTGGCCCTTGGTCACGATGTACAAGCTGATATCAATGTTCCATGGAACAGGAGCATACACTTGCTTACGGCCAGGATCAGTTGGTGTCGGACTGTTACAAACGATGGTGTTTGTGGAATTCATCTTACGACTTGCGTCATAGTGATATCCGGTAATCTCAAAGGCAAGTCGTGGTAGCGAAACCTTAACTTGTTTGTCTAGTGTCGGGTCCGAGTCAACACGGCGCAGTAGTTTATCCTTATTTGAGTAAGCAATTGGAACTGCGATGGTTTGCTCGATGGTCCCATCAAGAGCTTGGCGCTGAACGATGATATCACTGAATAGTCGCGCGAACGCGATAATAGTGTTCTTCGTTGTGCTGTGGTAAAATGGATTTCCCGCAAACATTAAGAAAGGTCTCCGAATGGATTGTTAGTTGGAAAACCGATATCTTCCCACTTGTCTTTGGCCTTTTCATTATCGCCATACGAGTCAGGCACATCAATATGCGGCTGTTTCGTTGTGTCGAATGTACGAAGGCTTTCAAAGACATCAATCTCAGGCTTTGTAGTTTCGATTCGTTCTGACGAATAGATGAACATTTCAACAGTCAGCTGATACGTGTAGAGCTTGCTCAGTTGGTAGAACTGATTCTGGTGCTGGACGAAAGTAATTACGAAGAGACCACCAGTCAGTGGGAAGTAAAGCAAGTCACCTTCAGCTGGTCGGTTAGGAAGTTGAACGCCAGGGAAGCGACCAATCAGTTGATCCCAACGACGACGGGCAACGGTTAGCTGCGCGCTCTGATCGATCATGTGGCCGAAAGTCTTGACAAAAGTACCTTGCCCTTCGAAGCCCATCGGGGTCTCAAGATACATTTCGATTGGATATGCATCCTTGTATTTCGAGAGACGGTCTTCACCAAGGAAATCATCCTTAGCCACCAGCACACGCGGGATGTAATAAAAGTCTTGCCCCTTCGCCTGAATGGCCTCAATGATCAGGTCCTCAAGAAGACCCTGTTCATTTTGCGATCCTTGATTGAAGTATGGATTAATCATATTATCCCATAAAAAATCCAAGCGGTGCCGACTTAGTTAGCAGATCTGTTTCCAGAGCCTTGATATCAAGCATAGCTTCTTGGAAGATAGTATTACCGTCGATCTTGATACCACCTGGAAGTATCATACCCGAGAACTTCTTAACGTTGATACCCCACTGGCGCTTGAAGAGTGCTGTAGTGTATTGACGAAGCCATGGTTCAATCCATACCTTCGAGAACTGTTGTGGATCAATCGCTCGATAACCTTCAACGACAACGATTTGACCAGTGGCCAGCTTGCCGCGCCAGTTAACATCCAGACGTAATTGTCCCATCATACGGTTGAACTCGAAGTCTGGATTCGCATTGAGTGTCCAGTTCAGCAAGTCGAGATGACTCATTGCCATCGTGTAGTATGTAAGGTCTGTCGAAGTTAGATTACGAATATCGTTGAGCATCAGTTGGTACTGGACGTCGAAGATATATGCGCTAGAACTAGTTGGCTGGAAGAAAGGCACAACACGAGTTACGCCAAACACTGCGTCTGGGATTGGAATCCAGTGGTTTTCTGTATCACCAGGAGTGTAGAAAAGGGTTGAGCTCAGTGTAGCAGTATGGCCTGCGGCATCCGTGATTGTTTCACCTGCCAGGAAGTCACCGACCACATTACGAATGTTTAGCACATTCGGATCGGTACTTGGTTGAGCCTTGGCCTTTGCACCGGAGGTTGTACCAACGATATCAATTTCAAGAGGAAAGTCTGCCGAGTTACCAGTGGTGATCTTCAGCTGCGAGCAAGTAATCTTGTGTTGCAGATAGACTTTCTCCGCACCTTCGTAGTGATAGAGGTTAAAGTACGAAAGGGCTTCGTCGATACGGTCTTCGAGTTGGTCCGGTGTAATGTTGATTTCAACCACAGGTGCGCCAAGAGCGCGCAGGCAGTATTGCTTTAGATGTTCTCTGGACGACATTATTTCACCACAATCTTTTTAATTTTGTTAGACAAATTCACAATAGTCTTCAATGGTCTTGCAATTGTATCCACTATGATTTTCGTATTATTAACGGGGACGATACGAATATCTATTTGGCTCTTCAGACCTTGGATGATAGACTTTGCCTTCGCAGTCAAACTGCTGAAAACTTGTATGGACATGTATCGACGATACGTGCTATTTAGCAAAGTTTGGGCCGTGGAGTATTTATTGACCAAACGGCTACGAGTAGAAGTAACCCCTACAGTTGCAAAGAATTGCTTCAAGCGGAAGAACTGACGTATCGCTAAAATCGGAATAATCTTACTAAAGAACTTCTTCACTACGCGAGAACGAGAGGATGCTAGATGCAGACTATATGAGAAAATCTTAACCAGTCGTTTAACCAATGTGGTTACGACAGTGAGGAACCCTCCAGCATTTTTAGTAACTTGGCGTTGACGAACAGATGAAACTGAACGATTTGCAGACAGACGTTTAGCAATCTTTCGTGCGCGAGATTCAACCATATCCAAAGTAACACTCATAGACTTACGCACTAAACGAGAAGTCGTCCCCGCAACATTGATGGTCGCTGATAGGAACATTTGAAAGATCTTTATGAATGTAATGCCCGGTAGAACGTTGAGGGTTGTTGACATCGCACGACGCATCATACGAACAAAAGTACTCGCTGATGAGATCACTAAGGACACTGCAGAAATTCTATTGATTCTGCGAATTCGAGTCGGGGAAGCAGAGACGGTTACAGTTCTCATTCGTTTGACGTATCTTACGAAGTTGGAACTTGTGGCAACAGCGGCGTTGAAGAACAGATTGAAAACTCTGGCGTAAGCATACGAAGATGAAACGATACTTCCACCAATGAATGACTTGGTCATTTGACGGATGCGAGTTGTTGCGGCAATGAACGAAACCAATTTGGTTTTACTAACAGTGCGCTTGTATGAAGAAACACTCGACACAGTTGCGAAATAACTTTTGGCATTGGCACGAATGCTCTTGGCGATGAAGGAACCAAGAGCAAGACGAATTTTAGTAATTCTGCGATTGCGAGTTACTAAAGTGACTGCTGTAGCAGTCAACTTGACAATTCTCCCCAGCAAAGTTTTGATGTTGGTCGTTCCGACCAGTGTACCGAATGCATTCTTGAATGTCACACGATTACGTATCGCACCAATCGCAGAGGTGGCAGCAAAGATCAAACTTGCTTTAAATCCTGGCGCTGTCGTGAGTTCTGCACTAATAGGTACAGAACCAGGAATCGTTCGTCCGATCATGAATATCTCCTGTATTTAGACGTCGGCTGCCTTAATGGGCCATGCATTCGCTGATGTTGGAATGGTAAAACTTGGAATAATACCCTTTGTTATACGAACGTTACAAACTCGATCAATACCACTGAAACTACCTGCGAAACCTGCATCATTTCCGATATTCATCGGTCGAATAGAGTTGTAGTTTGTGGTGTTTCCTGTTGATGCGTAAAATTCTGTAGTAGTGGTGTCACCACCACTTCCAGCATTACCAATTCTCATTGATACGCGGCCAGCACCATCACGAATTACTTGGACGAATTTCCATTGATTGGTTGCCGAAGTAATCCCGGTACCAGTCATATCAGAACCTCCTCCTGTGACCATAACTAACGCTGTTCCGTTACTGTACAATGCCCAACCTCCTGCAACATTATAGGTGTTCCCCATAATAATCTTAGCGTTAGTGGTTGCGGACGAATTGTAGTAAAAAAATTCGATCGCAAAAATTCCAGTACCAAACGAGCCAGTTGATCGCACTCCATTGGTCAGATAGTTCCCGGTGCCAACAGCTCCCAGGGCACTTTGTCCTGCGAATGGGCCAGACATCCATGACGTTGTGCCAACTTGTCTAAAATTCGTCGATGATTTCTGTTCAAAGGTATTCCCGTTCAAAGGGAATACCAAAGTGCGCGCCGCCCACTTTGCAGTGTAGTATGGCGGTTGCTGTACGATAAAATGAGGTGATATGAACATTATGAGAACGTTGTCGCCAAAGAACAAAGCAGAACAGTTCCATCGTAATATGCAGACAACATATCAACAGCTGAAGGTGTAGTTGATAGAGCGGTATTGGCGTTCGATGGGAACTTATACAAAGTATCGAACGCCAATGTCCTACCACCAGTTGCATCTTGACGAATGATGAAAATATAAACTGTTCCTGCAACTAGAAATGTAGGGTTAGCAAGAGTTGCATTCGTGTTAAGAGTTAATGTGTAATAATTGGAATTTGCAGCATTGATGGAAATTGTAGTACCAGATGTCAAAGCGAACGGAGTGACCGATTGCGCAAGATTAAATGTGTGGCGCCCCAATACAAAAGCCGTTGTCGCAATTTGCGTGGAATTATCGTTATAAGATGGCGTCGGTGCTGTTGGCGTTCCACTGAGAACAGGCGACCCACCAGTAATATACCCTTGATTCATAACAAATGCAGTCGTTGCAATCTGATCTGTAAATGTGTTGGGTGCTGCTGTTGTTGCAGTCGGACTGCCAGTGAAAGCTGGCGATGCAAGAGATGCGAACCCCTGCGCTTTGACAAATGCTGTTGTAGCAATCTGGGTGCTGTTGGTCGATGTTGGAGCTGTAGGTGCCGTTGGAGTTCCTGTCAAGGCAGGAGACGCAAGAGTTGCATAAGCCTGCGCTTTCACAAATGCAGTGGTTGCAATTTGCGTTGTATTAGTCGCCGTCGTGGCGGTGGGCGCAACAGGTGTTCCAGTCAGTGTAGGAGACGCAAGAGTTGCATAAGCTTGGGCCTTCACGAACGCAGTTGTAGCAATCTGGGTTGTATTTGTAGCAACTGCAGCTGTAGGGGCAGTTGGGGTTCCAGTCAGTGCAGGAGATGCAAGAGTAGCGTATGAACCAAGAAGACCAATACACAAATTCAAAACTGTGTTAGTATTTGCAATCTTGGAAGACGCGTCCCCAAATTGGTTTGGAACAGTTGGTGCACCTGAAAATACGGTGCTGTTCGTATTTGGTACAATCCACGAACCTCCAGCACCATCGTCATTCCAGATTGAGGTGACGTTGTTGGTGTTATTCGTCCAGATATGGCCAAAACGTTGTGGTGTAGGCGCGGTGGAGCTTACGGTGTAAGCATATTTGTTCGCAATGATCTGCGATGTATCAAGAGTAATTGCGATTCGACGAGTGCCAGTTCCCCACGAAACTGCACTGTTTGCGTTGCTGCTGGTAAGAATTTGAGTGCGATCGAGTGTACCACCTGTTCCCCAAGTTCCTACTCCAATCTCCCAATCGCCTGAGGGAATTCCGTTAGCATCTACGTCTTCTGAATAATAGACACAAGTGTCCCCATTACTACAAACCGATGAAAATGTAACAAAACCTGGAAGAGTGCCGGAAAGAGTATAAGACCCTGTTCCAGTAGTTGAACTTTTTTCTAGAACACGGTCTGCAGTAATAAAAGCCATTATGTCAGTTGAGTCTTAAGTGTGAATTGGATAGACTCACCGATATCCAATGAAATTCCAGCAAAGTCTGCCCATAGGAACAGATTACCAGCTGTTGAAGCGTCGAACAGACCAACTTCTGAGATGGTCTTTGCAGCCCCTGAAACGGTAAGCGTTCCAACAACTTGATATGTATCATTGGTTGTCGTGGTAGTAGCAAGAGTGCTTGCACCAGCTGTACGAGCTTCAGATGCAGCCGAAGCAAGAGCAGTCCCTGTAATAACTGCGCCAGTACCAGTTCCCCAGCCGATGAAGTTTGGTTCTGTGGCCCCAGTTGCGCCGTTCTTCAGACGATTATTATAGATGCCCTTACCAATGTTTGTGATGACAGTTGCCATTAATTTCTCCAGTTTTTAAGTTTTTGTTTAAGAGAATGCAGGGCACGCATAAGGGGATTCTTATGATAGTATGCCACGACACCGAGAGGAATTCTTGTACCATCAGCACGAACAATCGTCGCCTCGATAATCACTTCCTTAAACTTCTGTTCGCCAAAAATCATACATTCGCTTTCAATTATTTAGTAATGTTAAGAATTAGAATCACTTTGCCGCCCAGAATCCGAGTAACTTTTGTATCTGGTGCTGTTATTTCTAGATCGTAAACTGCAACATCGAATGACAAAGTAGATGTTTCTGCAGCTGTTAGATTAATAGTTACATCCGACCAGTATATCCAGTCAAGTCTTTTAAAGACCCATTTACATCTCGTAATTCTACAACATATTTAAAATCTGACCCTTGGATGATTTCCAACAACTCCATATCATCTTCTTGGACTGAATTTGTTGGATTGACGCCTGTGAGTCCTGGACTCACAATGGCTTGTCCTTGACCAATTCGAATTCTATCACCTGAAGATGATGTTGCCAGAATATCATAAACATTTCTTCCTGGTTTTAGGAAAATTGTTCCGGTTGCCGTCATTGAAATAGCAATCTGACCAGTAGTTGCGTCAAGAACGATACAATTAAAAAATTCGTATTCATTGTCATCGTACCACTTACGAATTTGCGCATTGATACTGAATCCTGTAAGATTTTTTCCGGTCTCTATGATCTGATAGAAGTTTGCGCCTTGATCAATATAGATGTAGTTGTCCATTACTTGGCTTTCTTAGGCACCGGAGTCTTGAACTTTGCTTCAATTGCCTCCACTCGAGCAATAAGATCAGCCATAGGATCAGTTGGCATTTCCTCACTTGTCAGTGGAACTAAGTTTTCGGTCTTATGCTTACCCATAGCTCGGTAGAAGCTAAAACGTTCAGCTTCACGTTCAATACCGACCGAGTTTGCAATCCACATGAGGTCGGTCTGATCGTCTGCTTGTTGAGCTTCGATCACTTCCTTTGGAGTGGAGAAGGTCCGTACGATCTTATCCAGTTCCTGAAGATTCTTTGGATATGGTTTAATGATCGTAATGTTTGCCCAACCACCATCTTCAAATGTGACCGTCATAAGATTCAGATCAGCATTCCATTGGGTAATTTTATATTTGAATGTATCGCTCATGTTAAAGAGTAGAAAAGTTTAAACCACCAAGAGTGCCTTCGTTTCGTATGCCACCATACGAACCAGCGTACAGATAATACCCAGGAGCACCACCAGAATATCCAGCACCACCGCTATTACCGCCAGCACCACCGCCATTGTTTCCGTTACCACCTTGGCCGCCAGGATCACCTGGAGCACCAGTTTGACCATATTGGCCCCAACCACCTCCGGCACCACCAACACCACCAGTACCTCCGGTTCCGCCACTTCCCGCATTGACTCCACCACCAGCACCACCAGCACCACCTGTACGACCAGCATTTGTTGCGCCAGTTTGGTTACGATCATAACCTTGTCCATATCCGCCGTCGCCACCAGTTCCGCCACCGCCACCGCCACCGCCACCTGTATAGACGTTGGAAACCCATTGACGATAAATTTCGAAGACGTTATAGAATCCGAAGAACGGGTCGCTACCAACGTATGGTGTTAGTCCACCACGGAAATATGTATAACCATCGCCAGGCGCTACGGCATTAGTTCCGTCACCAGCTGAGGAGAACGCATTTTGATAAGGATATCCACCTTGATACCACTTCCACCAAGTTGCACCAGTTCCGGAGTAACGATAGACACCAGTTGCATATGGGTCAGACGCTGGACCTTCTTGGTTGGTAACTTGGTAGTATCCGCCACCGCCTTGACCACCTTGGCCTCCATAACCACCCTTACCTCCACCGCCGCCACCACCGTAAATAGTTCCACCTGGCTTGTTGTAGACCATCGTGGTACAGCTTGAGTTGTAAGCGTAGATACACCAGCCTCCGTTTTGGCCATATCCTCCAGTAATACCTTGTCCGAGTGGTCCAGAGTTACCAAGAATGCTTCCCCAATTACCGATCACAACCTTGGACCCTTGAGGAAATGTGCCAACTGTCAGACAAATTTGACCCTGGCCAGCACCAATAGTTCCAGTGTTGATGTACTTGTATGTTCCAACAACTTGTGGATTGAACAGTGATTGGAGGTTGATGTTAGTTAAAGTCGCGGTGTTGTAGATACAACCACGCGCATTGCTCATCTTAGCAGGAGCGGCCAAAGCAGCTGCGGAGAAGTCTGCCGCCATCATACGACGAACACGTGTATCCGAAAACGACAGAGGGCCTGTAAGACCAAGCTCTGATCGAATCTGACTTAACGAAATTGGTCCACTAGCTGGCGTTGGCATTAGAATCCCTTAGCTTTGGCGTTCTTTTCCAGGACAGTAATCTTGGTATTCAATTCGCGGATTGCTTCAATGAAGTCGCCAGCCATCAGCATGTAGTTGACGGATAGTTGTCCGTTCTCATCCTTACGAACCAGATCAGGAGCCGACAGTTCAATTTCTTGTGCCAGAACCCCACGAGACTTACGACCGTCGGTTACCATTTCATAGCTGTAACCAGTCCAGCTCAGAACACGTTCCAGAGAACCCTTCAGTTGAACAATATTGCGCTTTACGCGTGCATCCGAAAGACCAGTGATGTCGCCGGAAGTAGTAATGTTCATCGACTGGAAGTTAGCAGTAACACCGTAGAAGTTTAGATTACCTTGGCCAACTGTTGATGAACCACCGGAACCCATAATACGAGCATCGTAGTCAACAGCAGTTCCACTTGAGTGGAAGTCAACCAATGGAGAAGTTACGGCTGTGGTAGAACCAAGTTCAATAGCACCGTTTGTAAAGTTAACTCCGCCGCCAACTGTCAGTGTATTCAGAATCAGAGCTGTACCAGTGAACGTTGGGTTCGCTGCGTCGGCCTTCAGATTCAGAGCATTTTGCGTAGCAGTTGAGATTGGCTTAGCTGCATCGGATGTGTTATTGACGTTGCCAAGACCAACCATTGCTGACGTGATACCGGAAACAGTACCAGTAAAGGTTGGCGATGCTAGAGTCGCATAGCCAGAGATAGCAGCACCAGCTGGAATAGTTACAGTGCCAGTGAAGATTGGGCTATTCAATGGAGCACGAGATGTGTCTGTTGGGTGAACGTGGTCCGCACGAGCGTGACGTGTTGAAGTACCAACCGATACAACTCCATCCATTAGTGGGTTAGAACTAGATGCGTTGTTTGCAACAAACAACGTTGTGGCAATCTGACCATTGGTTGTTCCTATCGCGGCCGTTGGTGCGTTAGGAGTTCCGATGAAAGTTGGCGAGTTAAGTTCCGCCTTATCAGTATTCAGGTTCGTAAAGTTGGCATCCACTTCAATCGTAGAAAGTGGAGAGCCCTTACCAATACGAGTTACAATCGTCGTCATTATTTATCCTTGTTAAGCAATTGGAGCAGGAGAGCTTTGATCTCTCCCATCTCAGTCTTCAGCGTATTTATTTCCTCAGCCTGAGAAGCAATTTGCTGTTCCTTTTCACGAGCTTGGCGAACCGAATCGATATAGGCTTGATAGCCATTTACGTCTCGGTTAACAATAGCACCAGTAGAAGGATCGCGATAAAGACCATCATGTCCCTCCACTTTTAAGAACTTAGGCACAGGCAATGACACGGAGATCCTTCACACGTGGAACCATAGACGAGTTAGTGCTCTTCATAACAATCTTCAGAGAGATACCATCGAATGGAACCATATTGGTCAACGTGAAGTTGATATCAGTATAATCCGTCGTCGAGTTAGGAATCAAGCTATCAGGTTGAATCTTGGTGTAAGTAACCTTCGTCAGATCGGTCGTAGAACCTGAAGCACTCGTACGGTAGTAGAAACCAATCGCACCTTCGGTCGGAAGCATAATCGACGCACGGATACGAAGATACGTGGACGAGTTTTCCAGATTGATACGTTGGGTAACATACTTTGTAAGCGAAGAACTTCCGATTGCAGCAATTTCGTCAACCATTGAAATACGTTGGTTAACAGTGATCGTTGACACACCAGATGCTTGGTTAACTG